GCTCTATACGAAAACATGGACGATCCTGCCTCAGTTATTCGTGTAATAGACTTATATAAAATTGATAACGGTATGAATATTGCAGCTAAGAAACAATCAAAGAAAGCTGCAGCCTCATCTGTTTCAAAAGGAACTCGTACTACAATAGATGCAGAAGGTCTATCAAATCAATTGAAAGAATCTGATGTAGCTAAAATGTCAGACAAAGAGTTCGAGGATCGTCAAGACGAAATTAACGAAGCAATGCGTAATGGTAAGTTCGTCTACGATGTTTCTGGCGCAGCCAGATAAAGTGTTGACACTTAAGAAGTGTTCAATATAACTACGTGTATCTTAAACAAAGCCTCTTAACAGACTACCTTTGTAGATACTTTTCTAAAAGCATAAACCACAAAGAAGACTTACCTGCACAA